GACATAAGGCGTGTCAGCACCGTATTTTTTCTGCAAGGCGTGTAACTTTGAATCAAAAGTGTTAATTGGCTTTAAAGCTTCATCAAGTTTGGCCACAGATCCTGCATCTGTTATTTCAAAATACATCTGCATTATTTCTGCTCCTGTGCTTCACTTACATTGAAATAAGCATTAATTTCACAAGCCAAACTATGCGCATACCCTCTTGCTTCATAACATTCAGGACAGCCATATTCTTGAGCGCAATTAGCCATGTGTCCCCATTGGCTCATTTGCTGAGCGGAAACCAAAACAAACCCTTCCGGCACCGCTTGGGCTTTGGCTTCCTTCCACGCATCCCATGCAATCTTTTCTGACGCATACTCAATATTGTTATCATATTGAGCAAACCATTCCTTAAACGCTTTATCTTGAATATCCATCACGCCACCTCACCAAAAGGTTTATATTTCTTAAATTCTTCAAACAACTCAGTCGCTGCTTTATTCAAGCGACCATTCGCCATAATCATTACGTTTCGCGGAAAGCCTTTGCCTGTAGCGGTGTTATAAAACTGTGCACCGCCAGCGGAAATCACGCATTTATATCCAAGATAGGTCAGCCAAATCACAAAGGCTTCGCTCATGAGTGGGTGAACACGGTTGTATTTGTTCATGCCGCCGCCTCCTTTGGGTTCAGCTCGCAAATGATCTGATCAATTTTTTGATTAAACCGAATCACTGACTGCTCAATACCCGCAATATCCAAATCCTTTGCAAATACTCGAATAACCACCAGTTGCAAATGCTCAGGCAGACGAGGGTCATAACTCACAAAGTCACACCACTTGCGACGAGTGCAGGCCAATTGCCAAGTAATCTGCGGCACATATTCGCTCGGTACTTCTTTGGTCAAGATGGTATTTAAGTGAGTCTGGGAACTTGGACACTTCACTTCCAATTGCCCGTCTTGATCAACCAAACCATCAGGACTGGCACCGCTCATTTTGATAACCGGATGATCAATCAGACCTGTGCCAATTACAAAATTACCGGTTTCATTTTCATACGCAGCAATTGCATAAGGTTCCTGATCAATACCCCATTGCATCAGGCTATTGGTTTTGGTTTCCTCCTGAACGCCAGTAAGGCGCTCAGTCAGAATAGTTAGGGTTAAAGCATTGTGAGCTTTGCCTTTAATTGGCTTTGCATCCACATCCTTAATGCGGCTGGCAGTCACTTTGCCGCATCGATCTGCATGCCAATCTTCACTACGCTGGAGAATGGTCATAGGTTTCTCCTTGGCGTGATAAGGCTTGGTCTGCGAGTTCAGCAACCGCTTTTAAATTGATTGAATGGGTGGTCCAGAAGTAATTCTTGCAGTTGCCTTTCGGTAGAGCCACATAGGCTGCTTGCAATCGACTTGATCCGAACTGTGCTTCATTTTGAAGATTAGCCAAATGTTCGTTTTCAAACTCTTGATAGCCTTCCGGCATGGCTGTTTCATCAAAACCCTGAACGGTTTTTACTGCTCCACTTTCATTGATTCGTTCCGCTTCATCCTGATCATAGATACCCACAAAGCCAAAGGCCAAACGTGCACACTGAATCAAGGCTTTGTGGCGTAAGAACCGCTTCGGGTGTGACTGCCACGGTCCGGCAAAACTATTAGCACCCATTGGCTCACGATAAACCTCATCAAGATATTCACGAACAATGGTAGGGCGGTCACGATCTTTCCGGTAAATAAGGCAATCAACCCATTCAGGACAATCAACCTTAGCTTTATTCATGCGAACCATATTTTCCGAAAACACAAACTCAATGCCGTTCAGGTTTGGATTACTATTAATGATGCGCGACCAACCATCCACACCAACCACAGGGATAATGCCTTTGCTTTTATCTGGGAATGCGTAGATTTCTTTGGTCCACGGATTTAACTTGTACTGGCTTGCAACAATCAGCAGCGCACCCATTTGCTCACGTGTGATTTGTGTTGATGACTTAAATGCCGTTTGAATCAAGGTTTGCTCAAGTTCAGCAGGGTCAACATTGTGCAGACCAAGCACAGCAGAAAGCTGGCTGATCTGAGCTGTAATTAAATTTGTCTGTACTGGTGCATTCATATTCTTATTCCTTAAAATTTGATCGAAACGTGCGGCACTAGGCCTTTATTGATTGCATTCAGAATGGCTTTGCCCTGATCAACACTCACGCCAAGATCAGTCAGACCTTTAAGCGCTTCACTACAGATTTGCTTTTTGTGAGCCACATCAGCTTCACGCGCTTCAGCTGCTTTACGTTCAGCCTCAGCTTTAGCAACCTGTTCAGCTTCAATACGCTTACGTTCATTTTCAGCGGCTTGCACAGCACGTAATTCAGCAGCTTCTTTTTCAGCTTTCAATCGAGCTTCACGCTGTTCTGCCTCAGCCTTTTCACGTTGCACACGCTCAGCTTCAAAACGTGCTTTTTCTTCGGCTTCACGAGTAGCTCTTTCAGCAGCTTCGCGGGCGATACGATCTTCATGTTCACGTTGTAAACGAGCCTGTTCAGCAAGGCGAAGGCGTTCTAATTCAGCTTGTTCGGCTTCGTATTTTTCACGAATGGTCAGGGCAGTGCGTAAAGATTCAAGTGTTTCAAGTTTGGCAAGTTTTGCTTCTTGTTCGTATTCCTCAAAAGAAGAATCAATTACACGATTTTCTAGTGTTTCAATGGCTTCTTTAATATTTTGCGCAGTCCACTCAGCATCCAAGGATTCCGCAAGACTTGGCACCATGCGAATCACAGCAATTGCATTTTCATGCTTCGCCACGCGATCCTTTTCCGTCTGTTCCCAAGCATCACGCGGTGCAAGAATTTCATTACGCAGTTCATCAAACTTCTTAACAGTCGCAATGCGGTCGTCATCAATAAGCTTGATTTGAGCCTTTTGATCAGCAACCAATTCCTTTCCGCACTTCTCAATAAGGGTTTTAGATTTGCTCACCTTCATTGCCAGTGAACCAATCTGATCGCGGCCTTTTTTAGTGGTTACATCTGGAACGTGTGAGCGCGCTTCTTGAGCAATACGCTCGAATAATTCAGCGGTGCCACCTGGCTTACGGAATGCAGCAACAACAATGTTTTGGTCTGCAATTTCTAATTCGAATTTTTCCATCTCAAACCACCTCTTCAAATAGTTGTTCCGCGTACTCATTCACAAGACGCTGTAATTCTTTAATCTGCTCGTCATTGAGCGTAAATTCCCGACCTTCCTCAGCTTCAAAATTCCAAACATCCAGCAAAGTCACAGGCGTATCTTTCACTACCAGCCAAGAATCAATATCCACTGGCTCTGCATATCGCATATCCCCATTCGAGCTGCGCATTTCAGTCATCGTGTGAGGCAATACAGCCATTGAACAATCAGCCGTTGCCCACAGGTTTTCACCGATCTGACGATACAAACCAAAGGTCAACACGTTATCTTCAATCGAAAGATCAGAATCAACCTTGAAGCTTGGCAGGTCTGAGAAGTACAAATCACGGGTAAAATCTTCATTCACCTTGCAGTCAGTTACCTTAGTGCTATGACCATCACGGCACATGAATAAAGACTGGTTTCCGATGTGATGGATCGGACGCATTGCCGCACCACATCCACAGAATTGAGCGTAAGTGTTCATGCTGGCACCTCATTAGATTTATGCGCGTCATACAGCTTGATTGCGTGAACAATTGCGTAGCAGCACCAGATATAGCGATAGGTATGATCATTAAAATCCCACTCCCACCAGCAATCCATATCTAAACCACCAGCATAATCAGAATCCCAATCTCTCAATTTTTGGATAAACTCATGCTGATCATCTTCAGCACAATTAATTAGGTCTTGAATAGCTTCTTTAGCTTCTTCAGCATCAGACTGATCTTTGTCGTAGTCGCCAGAATCTATACCCGCAAGATGATCTTGAAGATGCTCGGTTAAAATCTGTTTGGCTTCATCAGCGGAGAACTCTTTAACACCACCACGTGAATCCACAGCCTCTAATTTTTCTTCCCAATAACCCGGGTTAATGTCATAGCCATCTTTGTCACGGAAAAAGTCAAACATGTCTGCAAGGCGGGTAAACACAAAGCTACCCATATCACCGGTAAACATTAAATGGCCCGGACGAGTGGTGATGTGATAATGCATTTCACAGCAACCTGGTCTTTGAATTGTCAGGTCCCGAAATAAACCTTGATCTAGATTCACCGTCAGCTCATGGCGGGCAACATCTTTCAGGAATTGCTCTAAAGTTGGATGTCTCACTTCACACCCCCAACAATCGCAGCATTAATCTTTTCAATTTCATAACGATCAACATAGGCATTCACAGTCTTGTCAAAATGCACCACGTTCAGAATGTCCAGAAACTCGACTGAGGCATCGTCCAAGGCATACTCGACATAGATGCTGTAATCGTCGGCTTTGACAGTAGCGACACAGATCTGATCGCAATTTACGCTTTCAACTTTGTATTGCTTTGCAGCGATGTTGATTTGAGGCTCTGATAACTCATCAGCAGTCTTAGCTGGCTGAACCGCATAAGCCGTTACCAGCGCCGCGCTTACGGATGCTGCAATTAATGCAGACTTGAGAATATTGGATTTAGTTGTCATGGCTGCCTCCGAACTTAAACTTAGGCAGCGGGATTGGTTGATTTGCATGAAAGGCATCAATCATTTCTTGAGTGACAGCAATCTCTTCATCATGATCAATTTCCCAGAAAGTGACACCCAGATGTTTTTCAGCCCAAGCTTTTAAGAAGTTATTTAATTCAGCTTTTGCTTCATCACCAACGCTATCCGATCCTGTATTACCGTCAGTGAAATCACTCGGAAAATTGTCATAAATGCGCAGGTCGTAATTTTCCAAAACTTCATCAGCATCCATGATGAACTGGGTGGGCGATGTCTGGCGCTTGATACCAGTAAGGAAGGTATTGCCAATCTCTAATACGTCGTCATCTTCCATGTCTTGCAGGGCTTCGGCAGGATTTTCATAGTCAGACCAATTGTCTTCGCCGCGATAGCTGAAAACTCGATCAGCATTCAACTTGCCTTCATCAACTTTTGTATTCATAATAATTTCACTCACTGTAGGATGGGTCACGCTCCAGGTTGTTCGCGCAACGCTGGGGCTTTTTGCTGTCTGTGAGATTTAGTTTACCAAAGGAAACTTTATAGTCAAGAGAAAAGTTTATTAAAAGAAACTTTTTATTCTTTATGGAAACTTTTATGTTTTAATAGACAAAAGAAAACCCACCGCTGGGGTGGGTTTGGTACAGGAATGCTTGATTAAATTGATTGAATCGCTTATATTTAACTTAATGGATTGGGCATTCCCGGTCGGCAAAGAGCTTTGGTGCAATCATCAAGGCTCTTTGTTTTTTTAGGATGGGAATATTTTTAAACCATAGCCCAAATAATTATAGCCTGTCAGCTTTCTACCACCCTTACAATAAAATTTATTTTTTAAGATCTCGAACGCTCTATTGTTTTGCATAGGGTTAATAACATGCCGACCAATAGGTCGGGCCACCAGGTCAGCAAACTGTAGACCAGATGAGTTTGTTTTCTTAGAGGCAAAAATAATTTCAAAAGGGAAAATCTTGTTTAGATAATTCCCACTAGGATCACATATACGCCTAAACCCCAACTCCAGCTGAGCATCTTCATTTTTTCCTCGAGACTCAACAATAATATGTGTCTGCTTGTTATGTTGGTTTTTTTCTTTAAGAAGATAGAACAACCTTTCTAAGCAAAATTTCATGGCAACCTCATATGGATTGGCACCCCTATCAGTCAATTTGTCTTTTCGTATTACAGATGAAATTAACATGAAGTGGTTGTTAAGCATTAGGTTGTTTAAGTCATCCATTAATAACCCCATCTTGGTTTTATCAAAGCCAGAGAAGTGAGAGGTTCTTTTTCTTATATCCCTTTCATGTAAAATTATAATGTCATGACCAAAATGCTTAAATTTTAAATCCTCAACAGCCTTAACTACAGTGCTTGTGTAGTATTTCTTGTGAAAAACACAGAATGAGAGGACAAATACAGGAAAGTCTGGATCGTTGTTAAGCATATCAACACTTCCACTCTCATCCACATAAACAATATAATCGCTAAACTCCACACCCCACTCCCCACTCCAATACCCAAGCCGCATATAGCGGCTTTTATTATTTTCTAAATTCTCTGTGATGCTGAACAACTACACCAATAATTGAAATAGGGTGCTTTTGCGAGTTGTGAATAGGGAAATCTGGATTTAGCGGAACCAATTCAAACACTTCACGGCCATGCTCATCAAAACCTACAACCCTGTATTTCTTGAAAGTAACCTCATACTCACCATTCTGAGCTACCACATAATCGCCAGGTTGAGGGGTAATTGAAGCATCAATAACAATATCATCACCAGGCTGAAACTCAGGGTACATGCTCATACCTTCGACAGTCACACTAAAAATAGTGCTTGGGTCTTTATTCTCATATGTGGTGAGGGTGTATCCCTTTGGCTCACCGCCATCATAGGCGACTTCTCGCCACATACCAGCTTGCACAAAATCTAACACCGGAATCCGTGTAAGTTTCTTTCCATTAAAACGAACATTATTAAATCCTTTATCGTCCTCTTCTTTTACAGGGCCACCTAAATTTTTAAGGCCCTCACCATCTAAAATCCATTCAGGTGATGTCTTTAAGGCTTTTGCAAGAGATGTGATGCTTTTGCCACTAGGGACATTCACACCCGAGATCCATTTGGAGACCGTGCCTTTACTAAGGCCTGTGGCCTCAATCAGATCAACTTGCTGAAGGTTAAGTTCCTTCATTCTCATCAAGATACGCTCAGAAACGCTGCTCATTGCAAAAATACCCATAACAATTGTTTCCAATGGTAAACACTATTATTGACCTAAAAAGAAACTTATGGTTTACTTAGGGAAACTAAAAGTTTATCAAGGTAAACATTATGACTGTCGATGACGTAAAGGAGCATTACAGAGCTGAAACTGATGCAGACCTAGCGCGAATCTTAAAAAAGACACGCGGAGCTATTAGCAAGTGGCGCTCATATGGAATTCCAGCTTCAACCCAGGCAATTCTCCAAATTCAAAGTAAAGGCAAGTTAAAGGCAAATTTGGAAGCCTTAATTGCTTAAACCAATTATCAACAACTTAGCGTTTTTAATAAACGTGAAAGTAAACAAGGTGTTCACATGGATATATCCAAGGAAAGCAAAACCGCACTACACAAGATGATTCACCAATCCAACGGGATTACGCCTAAAGAGATTGCTGATGTTGTTGGTGTGTCCCACAACACGATTTTGAACTATGCCAATCCAAATATGGAAAACCATTTGCCGAGCCTAAAGGCATTTGAAGCAATGCTGACTTATACGCAAAACCCAGCTTCGTTAAGGTATGGGCGCACAAATTAGGTTTTGCATTAGTGCCAGTAGAGCAAGCGGAAGGGAAGGATCATCAATTAGGAGTTCTTGAATCGCTGCTTGGCATGAATGTTG